CCGTGGCCAGCACGCCCACCCGGCTGTGGCGCTACGACACCCGAGGCCAGCGGGTGAGCTCGGCGCAGAGGCCGCTCAGGCGCTGCCCGTTTTGCGGGCTCGAGGTCTCGCTGAGGTTCAACCTGCGGTGTCGACACGTACCGGGACCGGGGTAAGCTGAGCCATGGCGACACGGAAACCCGGCCACCGCGCAGACGGCACTTTCGACGGCACGGCCCCCCCCAGGAATGGGGGGCGCAGGCCGTTGCCGTGGGACCTACTTGACGGACACATCAACGCATCGTGGGCCATGCTCGTGGCCGCTGCGACGGGCGAGGTGATGCCGAGCGCGAAGGGCAATCAGGCCGTCGAGGAGATGGCCGAGATGGCGCCGGCAGACCTCCGCTTGGACGCCGTGCGTGAACTGCACAACCGCGTGCACGGCAAGGTCAAGGACGAAGTCGATGTCACGTCGTCGGCGCGAGAGATCAAAGAGATTCGCATCTCGGTGATCGAGGCGCCCAAGGCCGGCGTCGGCGTCATCGACGTCACTCCGGTCAAGGCGCTGCGAGACGCAGAGTGAGGTCCGCATCCGCGACCCTGCCCATCGCTGTGCCCGCGCGCTGGCGAGAGGGGCCCAAGCCCGTCGAGGCGTACGACCCGGCGACGTGGATCCGCTGGCGCATGCCGGAGGAGCCCGACCACACCATCGCGATGCTGTGCATGCACCTCGATCGTCGCGTGAGGGCCGCCGCAGAGGCCGAGCGCGCGAGACGCAAGACGTTGGCCGTCTGACGCGCTAGGATGGCCCACAGTGGCCGATGATGTCCTCGACCTGCAACTCGCCCCATGGGCGGCGCGAATGCTCACCCCGAGCCGCTACAAGGGCGCGCACGGGGGTCGTGCGTCGGGCAAATCGCACACGTTCGCGCTGTTGTTGCTGCTTAAGCTCATCCGCGACCCGAGCGCGCGCGCCATCTGCTTGCGCGAGTTCCAGAACTCGCTGGCGGAGAGCTCGAAGCAGCTCCTCGAGGACAAGATCAAGGCCCTGGGGCTCGACGGACACTTTCGCGTCATGCGCGACCGCATCGAGTGCACGCAGGGCAGCGGGCACATCGTGTTCCGTGGTCTCTCCGACGTCACCGCCGACTCGGTCAAGTCGATGGAAGCCTACGACGTCGCGTGGATCGAGGAGGCGCAGACCATCAGCCAGCGCAGCCTCAACATCCTGCGGCCCACGATCCGCAAGCCCGGTTCGGAGATTTGGGCGACGTGGAACCCCGTCCGCGACACCGACCCCATTGAACAACTGCTGCGCGCCGAGGGTGGCGTCGATGACGCGATCGTCGTCGAGGTCAACTACACCGACAACCCGTGGCTGCCCGACGTCATCCGGCAGGAAATCGAGCGCGACAGCAAGCGCGACCCCGACAAGTTCGCGCACGTCTGGCTTGGGCGCTATGCGGCGCTGTCGTCGAGGCGTATCTTCAAGAACTGGCGCGTCGAGGAGTTCGAGACGCCGCCGAACGCTCCTCGTCGTGGTGGCGCTGACTGGGGCTTCGCGCAGGACCCGACGACGCTCGTCACCGGCTGGATCGATGGGCGCACGCTCTACGTCGATCACGAGGCTTACGGCGTTGGCGTCGACATCGTCGACACGCCCGACCTGTTCCTACAGGTGCCCGGCGCCGAGAAGATCCCGATCGTCGCCGACGGCTCACGACCCGAGACCATCAGCCACATGCGCAAGCACGGGTTCTCACGCATCACGGCGGCGGTGAAGGGCCCGGGCTCCGTCGAGGACGGCATCAAGTGGCTCCAGAGCCTCGACATCGTCGTGCACCCGCGCTGCACGAACACGATCCGCGAGCTCGCCGACTACGCCTGGAAGGTCGACAAGCGGACCGACACGATCCTCGCCGTGCCCGAGGACAAGGACAACCACACGATCGACGCGCTGCGCTACATGTGCGAGGGCGCGCGGCGCATCCAGGCATCTGCGCGGCCCGTCGTCGTCGCAGCCCCTCCCCCAACAGCCCACAGGTGGTGACCGATGGCCCGACCCAGCAAGTCCGAGCGCGAATCCAAGGTTTTTGAGCGCGCCTTCCGCGAGTTCGATCGCATTCAGAGCGCCGCCTACGACGAGCGCAAGCAGTGCCTGCAAGACCGGCGCTTCGCTCGCATTGCCGGCGCGCAGTACGAAGGCCCGCTCGAGGAGCAGTTCGCCGCCAAGCCCCGCATGGAGGTGAACAAGATCCAGCGGGCGATCACGCGCGTCATCAACGAGATGCGTCAGAACGACTTCACGTCGACGTTCGTCATGCGCGACGACGAGGACGACCCCGAACTCTCCGACTTGTGCTGCGAACTCAAGCGCGCCGACGAGCACGACAGCAACGCACAGGAGTCCATTGACGTCGCCTTCGACGAGGCGCTGACCGGCGGCTTCGGTGCCTACCGGCTCTGCACCGAGTATGTCGACGAGAACGACCCCGACGATGAGCGCCAGCGCATCAAGTGGGAGCCGATCAACGACGCTGACTCTTGCGTGTTCTTTGATGCCGACAGCAAGAATCAAGACAAGAGCGACGCCCGGCATGTGTTCACGCTCGTGCCCTACACGCTCGACCGCTACATCGACGAGTGGGGCGACGACCCTGCGTCGTGGCCCAAGGCGGTCACACAAAGCGAGTTCGACTGGTCGACAGACACCCTTGTGTGGGTCGCCGAGTTCTACGAGGTCGAAGAGATGCGCGTCACCACGTCGACGTTCGTTCACGTCGACGGCAAAGAGGAGAAGCGCACCGACGAAGAGCTCGCTGAGGTCGTGCAAGAGTCCGACGACGGCGAGACGATGACGCTCGCCCAGGTGTTGGAGAGCCAGGGCGCGCGCAAGCTCCGCGAGAAGAAGACCAAGGTCCGCAAGGTCCACAAATGGATCATGAGCGGCGGCGGCATCCTCAAGGACTGCGGCTACATCGCCGGCACCGAGCTGCCGATCATCCCGGTGTTCGGCATCCGCGTCGTCGTCGACGGCATTGAGCGCCCCATCGGCCTTGTGCGCTACGCCAAGGACGTGCAGCGGCTCAAGAACATGGCGATGAGCAAGCTCGCGGAGGTTGCGTCGCTGTCTTCCGTCGAGAAACCGATCTTCACCGCCGACCAGATCGTGGGTCACGAGAAAATCTGGAGCGACGACAACCTTGAAAACTACCCGTATCTGACGGTCAACCCCATCGTGGGTGAGGACGGAGTGCCGCAGCCGATGGGACCCGTCGGCTACACCAAGAGCGCCAACGTCCCGCCTGCCGTCGCCGGCCTCCTGCAAACCACCGATGCCGACATGGCCGAGGTGCTGGGCAACCAAGGCGCCGCAGACCAGATGCAGGCGAACACGTCAGCGAAGCTGTTCGACAGCGTGAGCGAACGCATCGACGCGCAGAGCTTCATCTTTATGGACAACCTCGCGAAAGCTCGTCGACGGGAGGCCCAGGTGTGGCTCTCGATGGCGCGCGATATCTACCGCGAGAAGGGCCGCAAGATGAAGGCGATCGGCGCCGACGGCGAGGCGCGCCGAGTCGAGATCAAGCGCCCGGTCATGAATGCGGAGACGGGCGAGCGCGAGTACGAGAACGACCTCGAGGATGCGGATTTCGACGTCTTCGTCACCGTCGGCCCGACCTCGGCATCTAAGCGACGCTCCGTCGTGACGCAGGCCGTGTCGCTGATGCAGGTGACGCAGGACCCACAGACGCAAGGCATCCTCGCCATGTACGCAATGATGAACCTCGACGGTGAGGGCATGGGCGACCTTGCGGCCTACGCACGCAAGCAGCTTGTGCAGCAGGGCGTCGTCAAGCCGACAGAGGCCGAACGCGAGGAGATGGCCCAGGCGGCGGCCCAGGCCAAGCAACAGCCCCCCGACGCGCAGCAGCAGTTCCTCCAGGCTGAGGCCCAGAAGGCCAAGGTCCTTGCCCAGAAAGCAGCGGCGGACACAGCGCTCGCCATGGCCAACACGGAGAAGGTCAAGGTCGACACCGAGGCCAAGCGCGTGGAGACCCTGCTGGCCGTCAACGAGCAGGCTCTCGCTGTCGCCGAGGCCCGCACGCCGCCCATTGCCCCACCGAGCCGCGCGCGATAGGCAACGGGCGATCGCACGTGCGGCGGCGATCAGGGCTCGGCGGCATGGTGCTGCCGGGCCCTTTCCTTTTGCCCGGTTGCATGAAGGGGTGTCGCGGCGGTAGGGTGTCCGCACGGCAACCCAGGCAGCCGCGCACCAATCGCCTGAGAACCAAGGACAACCGATGCAGACAGAGGCAGTCGAGGAGACTCAGCCGACCGAAGAGCCCGCGCACGTCGACGACGAGAAGCCGCAAGAGGTCGAGGCGCAAGCCGAAGCCCAAGGCGACAAGAAACCCGACGAGAGCGAAGCCCCAAAGCCGGTGGTGACCCTCGGAGAGGAATCGCCCCCTCAGGAGAAGCAGCCGACACCGTCGTGGGTGAAGGAACTCCGCAAGCGCACCAGAGAGCTTGAGCGCGAGAACCGCGAGCTCAAGGCGCGCCAGGCGGCACCGACGACGACAGCCCCGGTGCTCGGTCCCAAGCCGACCCTGCGAGACTACGACTTCGACGAGGCCAAGTTTGAGGCCGCGCTCGAGAAGTGGACGCAGGACAAAGCGAAGGCTGAGGGCCACAAGGCTGAGCAGGCCAAGGCGGTGGCCAGCGCGCAGGAGAAGCGTCAGCAGCGGCTGATGGCCTACGCGCAAGGCGCCAAGGAACTTGAGGTCGACGACTTCGAGGACGCTGAGGCCGAAGTGTTGGGCTCGTTCGACGTGACCCAGCAAGAGATCATCTTGCAGGGCGCCCAGAACGCCAGCGCCGTCGTTTACGCGCTGGGCAAGCATCCGAGTCAAGCCAAGACGCTGGCCAGCATCAAAGACCCGATCGAGTTCGCCGTGGCGCTCGGTCGGCTGGAGTCCAAGGTGACGATCAACAAACCCTCCTCCACCAAGCCCCCGCCCCCGGAAGAGCGTGTCCGCGCCTCGGGGGGTGCCGTGCCCTCAGACAAGATGCTCGAGCGTCTGGAGAAAGAGGCCGAGCGCACCGGGGATCGCACCAAGGTGATCGCCTACAAGCGATCCAAGAAGAAAGGCTGATCCATGTCTCAGTTTTCCAAAGAAGAGCGCGTCCTTTTCGACGAGGTCCTGCCGAAGTTCGACGATGCCCTCGTCATGTCGGGCCTCGCCAACATCGTGCGGCTCGACCAGACGATGATGGAGCGCACCAACGACGTCATCTCGCGTCCGATGCCCTACATCGCGACGACCTACGACGGCGCCGACCAGACGGCCAACTTCCAGAACGCCACGCAGCTCAGCGTGCCGGCGCGAATCCAGTTCCAGAAGAGCTCGCCGATCCAGATGACCGCGCGCGAACTCCGCGATGCGCTCCAGGAGAAGCGCCTCGGCGTCGCCGCGATGCAGAAGTTGGCCAGCGACATCAACAAGAGCGTGCAAGACGTCGCCTGCAACGAGGGTACGATCTTCGTCAAGCGCACGGCGGCTGCCTCTGGCTTCGACGACGTCGTCGCCATCGATGCGGCGCTGAACGATCGCGGCATCGACATGGAAGGGCGCCGCCTTGTCCTGTCGAGCCGCAACTACAACGCGATGGCGCGTGACCTCCAGGTCGCGTCGCGCTCGTTCGACAACGAGATCAGCTCGGCGGCCCTCCGTCGCGCGTACCTCGGCAACATCGCCGGCATCGAGACCTTCAAGCTCGACTACGCCAACCGCAAGGCGGCGGCGGTGCTGGCCTCGACGACCGCGTCCACCGTCTACACGGCGGGCGACGTCGGCAACTACTGGCTGCCCAAGTCGACGTCGGTGGCGTCGACCGGCCAAGTCAGCAACGTCGACAACCGCTACCAGACGATCACCGTCGGCAGCACCACGGGCGTTGCCCCTGGTGACGCCTTCACGATCGCGGGCCTGAACGCCGTGCACCTGATCGCCAAGCGCGACAGCGGCCAGCTCCAGACCTTCCGCGTGATCGGCGTGCCGAACTCAACTCAGCTCGTCATCTCGCCGCCGATCATCAACTCGCAGGGCCTCTCGCAGGCCGAGCAAGCCTACGGCAACGTCGTCGTGACCGCGCAGTCAGCGTCGGCGACGCTGACGTTCCTTAACACCGCCGTCGGCGACCTGAACCCGTTCTTCGTCGACAAGGCGATCGAGATCATGCCGGGTCGCCTCGCGATCCCCGACAACGCGGGCGCGGCGATCCTCCGTGCCTCGACGGACAACGGCCTCGAGGTCGTCATGTCGAAGGAGTACGACAGCAAGACCCAGAAGACCCTCATGCGGTGGGACTGCTTCTGGGGGGTCAACATGGTCCAGCCGGCGATGGCCGGCGTGATCATGTTCTCCCAGCCCTGATCTTTGACGCGCGCCTCGTTGTGGGGCGCGCGTCCTTCCCCCTTCTCGTCCTCGTCACCTCAGGAGAATTCTCATGGCAGACAACTTCGTTCCCGCGTTTGCCCCGACGACGCCGGTCACCGTGCCGGCAGGGTCGCAGATCGCGGTCTTCTCTCAGTCCGGCTTCCAGGTCTCCCGCGCGACCGTGACGCCGAACTTCCCGCCCGCGAACGTGCTCATCCGCGACCAGGCCCCCGGCCAGGATCAGTGGGTGTCGGGCGTTCTCGACCCCGCCAACGCGGTCACCGTGACGATCGACGCCACGGGCGGCCAGCCGGTCTGGTACTCGGTGGGCACCTCGCCCATCGTCCGCAGTGGCGGTCGCCTTGAGTCGGGCGGCCTCGGCTACCCGTCGGCGGCGCAGGCCATCAACACCTCGGCCACGGCCACGGTCGCCCAGTTCCTGAGCGGCTACATCTCGTCGACGACGGCGGCAGCCGTCAACGTCACGATGCCGACGGCAGCGCAACTCGAGGCCGCGACCACCTTCGCGGTGGGCGACTCGTTCGAGTGTGTGTTCTTCAACTCGGGCGGCACGAACGCGCTCGCCATCGTCGGCAACACGGGCGTCACCCTCGTGGGCACTGCGTCGATCACCAGCGGCACCATGCGTGTCCGCATCGTCAAGACGGCTGCGTCGACCTTCGTGGTCTACCGCTCCTGAACCGACGACCCGCGCCTGCCTCACGGTGGGCGCGGGTCTCTTTTGTGAGGTGAACACCATGGCGACCAAGAAGAAGAAATCCAAGAAGAAGCCTAAGGGGTGCTGACATGAGCTTCCCTGACATCGTCTACCGTGTTCCCGGCCCGCACTTTGGGCCACACGGCTGCACCTACGACTTCCGTGGTGTCGCTGATGAATCCGAACTCGACGCTGCGCTGGCCTCGGGCTGGTTCCGCTCGATCGAGGATGCGCGTGCACCCAAAGAAAGCCCCGCTGAGGCCCCTGTGGTCGATTCTGGCGGCTTTGACGACGAATCCCCGCCCTCGCGTGAGGAGCTTGAGCAAAAGGCGACTGAGCTCGGCCTGAAGTTCGACGGGCGCACGACCGACAAGCGCCTCGCCGAGCGGATCGCCGAGGCCCTCGCCGCGAAGGAGTGACCGATGGGGTGGACCAAGCGCCAGCTTTTGACGGCTGCTCTCGCTGAGCTCGGCATCAACACCGAGTTCAGCGTCGACGCTGACACGCTGCTCGCCTGTGCTCGTTCCCTCGACGCCATGATGGCCGAGTGGGACGGGCGCGGCATCCGCTTGGGCTACCCCGTCGTCGTTTCTCCTGATGACACCGACCTCGACGTCGACACGCTGTGCCCGCTGTGGAGCAACACGGCGATCGTGAAAAACCTTGCGCTTGAGATTGCGCCACAGTTCGGGCGCGAGCCCCCTGGGCGGCTGAAGCAGCGCGCGGTGCAGGCGCTCAACACCGTCGCCGCCAAGATGACGCAGCCACCCACGATGCAGTACCCCTCGACGCTGCCAGTCGGCGCGGGCAACAAGCCCTGGCGCAACACGTCGACGCCCTTCTACCAGCCATCCGACCCCGTACTCGTGGGCGACGATGGCGATCTTGTTTTGGAGTGACCGATGGCCGGCAAGACGATTCAGCAGCTCTCCGAGGTCTCATCGCTCACGGCGGGCGATCAGCTTGTTGTGTGGAAGAGCGACAGCGGCGCCACCTACAAAGCGGCGCTGTCGGCGCTGTTGTCCTTCTTCGAGGAGAACTTCGCCGACCCCGGCTACGAGGTGCAGACGTTCGCGCCCACTGCCTCAGGGCAGACGCTGACGGTGGCGTCGTCGACGTCGTCGATTTGGGTGCAGGTCTCGCCCGCCGCCGCATACGCGGCGATGACGATCGCGCTGCCGGCTGCTGCAAACCTTGTCGACGGCCAACGCATCCTTGTGAGCATCAACAAGGGCGTGACTGCGCTGACGCTGACGTGCTCGGGAGCGACGTTTGCGGGTGCGCCTGCGGGCCTCATCTCCGACGGCGGCTCTTTCTCCCTGCGCTACAGCCAGGCGACGACGACGCTGATCTGCGAGGCCATCGCAGCCCCGCACGGCATCCGCAACCGCACCACGGGTGTCACCCTCGACGGCGGCGATGCGGGCGTGACCCTCTCGGCCTCGGGCGGGCTCAACACGGGCTCCGTCGTCATCTCGGCGGGCTCGGCGGGCAGCTTCATCCTCACGGGCGGCACGTCGTTCACGTTCCCCGCCATCCCCATCACGGGCCCCACCACGGTCGCCACCAGCGGCGGCGTGAGTGTGCCATTCACGACCGTTGCGGGTCTGCCTGCGGCGTCAGCGAACACCAACTTCATCCGTGGCGTGACGGACGCCAACGCCACGACTCCCGGCACCAACGTTGCGGGCGGCGGCCTGAATCGCCTTCTCGTCGTCTCTGACGGCACCAACTGGAAGATTGCCTGACCCATGGTCCAGATCCCGATCGTCACCGGCATCTACACGGACGCGGCGGCCAACGTGCGCGCCTCGTACCCCGTGAACATGCAGCCGGTGGCGCTCGCGTCGGGCGTCAGCAACGGGCATCTGCGCCCCGCTGAGGGCATCGTGAGCCTTGGTCTCGGGCCGGGCCTCACGCGCGGCGGGATCAACTGGAACGGCACCCTGTATCGCGTCATGGGCACGTCGCTCGTGAGCATCGACGCCAACGACAACATCACGACGCTGGGTGACGTCGGCAGCGGCGGCCCTGTGTCGATGTTCAACTCGTTCGACCGGCTCGCAATCGTGAGCGGTGGCAACCTCTGGTATTGGGATGGCACGACGCTGACGGAGGTCACCGACCCCGACCTCGGCACCATCATCGATGGCGTCTTCATCGACGGTTACTTCTTCCTGACGGACGGCACGTCGTTGATCGTCACTGACCTCGACGACCCGACGAGCATTGACCCGCTCAAGTACGGCAGCAGCGAGATTGACCCGGACCCCATCGTTGGCCTCGAGGTCATCCGCAACGAGGTATACGCGGTCAACCGCTTCACGATCGAGGTGTTCGACAACGTCGGCGGCAACGGCTTCCCCTTCCAGCGCATCGACGGTGCGCAGTTCCAAAAGGGCGCGGTCGGCACGCATGCCTCCTGCGTGTTCAATGACTCGCTGGCCTTCGTCGGCGGCGGTCGCAATGAAGGCGTGGGCATCTACGTCGGCGCCAACGCGCAGACGGTGAAGATCAGCGACGCGGAGATCGATCGCCTGCTGGCCACGCTGACGGATGAGCAGCTCGCCGACATCGTCGTCGAGAGCCGCACCAGCAAAGACCAAATGCTGCTCTACGTGCACCTGCCCGATCGCACGCTGTGCTTCGACCAAATCGCGAGCGACGTCATGCAGCGCCCGGTGTGGTTCGTCCTGACGTCGTCACTGACGGACTTCGCAGCATACCGCGCGCGCTACTTCATCTTGGCCGATGGTCGGTGGACGGTGGGCGACACGCTGACGTTCGCGCTTGGCGAGATGACCGAGGAGATCGGCAGCCAATACGGCGCGCACGTCCGGTGGGAGTTTGCGACGCCGTTCCTCTACAACGATTCACGTGGCGGTGTGGTGTTCGAGCTCGAACTCGTCGCGGTCACCGGGCGCGTGGCCGTTGGCGACACGGCGACAGTGGGCGCGTCGTTCTCGACGGACCAAGGCGTGACGTGGTCGACGGAGCGCTTCTGCCCGCTTGGGGTCAACGGAGACCGCGTCAAGCGCGTGGCGTGGTTCCGACATGGGCACTTCCGCAACACGCGCTCAGAGCGCTTCAGGGGGGATTCTAAGGGGCATGTGACCTTCCACCGGCTCGAGGCTCGCGTAGAGCCATTGGCGGTGTGAGATGGGCAAGCTCCGCCTCTCGCGCGACCAGTTCGGCAGCTTCCTCAAGCAGAACCCGCAGTTCATCCGCGAGTTCGAGCGGCTGTTCCAAGAGATCGACGACGCGATCGACTCGCTGAACCTCGCGCCTCCGGTGCAGCCTGCGACGTCCGGCGGCGGCGGCGGCGGTCCTCCGAGCGGCCCCGCTGGCGGCGACCTCACGGGCACCTACCCGAACCCGACGATTGCGACGGGCGTCGTCGACAACACCAAGCTGGCCAACATGACCGGCCCGACGTTCAAGGCGCGCGATACGGGCACGGGCGCGCCGCAGGACGTCAATCCCGCCGACGCAACGACGATTCTGCTCGCCGCCGACCCCGGCACGACGATGAAAGTCGTCGGCAAGGACACTGTCAGCGGGCAGATGTTCGAGTTCGCCAACCTCACGCACAACTCGACGACGAAGACGACGACGACGTCGACATTGGTCGCAACCGATGTTCAGACCGCAACGGCGACGATCAGTGAAAGCGCCTTGGCCCCGACGGCGATCGCCAACAAGGCAATCATCTACGTCGACAGCAGCAACCGCGTTCTCGCGATGAAGGAGACCGGGGTTCCGCAGCGCCTCGATGCCATCCGCGTCGCCGACAGCGGCGCCATCCAGGGCACACGCTGGGAGCTCAACTTCACCGGCGCGGGTGTCACCGTCACCGACGACGCCGGCAACGACCGCGTGAACATCGACA